TGTATTACTTGCCGGAATAGTCCACTCTAAGCTAGTTTCACGTGTTCTAGTTATAATATTAGCAGTATCCCATGAAATACCCTGCCTGAGCTCGTATTCAAGAATATCCAAATCATTAATCTTATCCCACGTAATATTTAACTTATTTTTATTTGTAGTTGACTGTGAATAAGCTAAATTGGCAGGTGCAGAAGGATTCATATTGAATATACTGCCAGTATACGCCGGGTATTGACTTTCTATTCCTGCAATACTAAAAGCTTTAATCCAATAATTGTATACTCTTTCCTCTGAGATTGTTGTGTCAAAGAACAAAGTAGTTAATCTTGTAGCTACAATAGAACCGGTATCCCAATCTACACCTTCTCTAATCTCATAATAGCTTATATCTTTATCGCTTACACTATTCCAAGTTAACCTAACAAGGCTTTTATCACTTGAAAACTGGTTTGCATCAAAATTAGTTACATCAGATATAAGCACATTAAAGAAAGCGGTTATATTAGCTGCATCAGAATAGTAGTTACTAACGGTTATCGCCTTAATTAAAAATGTATAATTGCCTGTTTCGGTGATAGTTGTCTTTATTGATGTTTCTTTTGTTGTTCCTATAATTGTTGCGGTACTCCAAACAGAACCTAAGCGCACCTCATAGCCTGCAATATCCTTTTGATTTACTGCAGTCCAGCTAATAGAGGCTATTGTTTTATTGTATTCATCCTGAGAGACTTCTAAATCGGTAGGAATAGACGGCTTGATTGAGAAAGATTGACTTATATAAACCCCATCCGTACTATATACGCCTGCATTGCTCACAGCCTTAACCCAAAACGTTTTTGAGCCTTCTGAAGGTAGTTGATACTCGTAATTTGTAGCTTTTAATAATGTCGCAATTATAGAACCAGTATCCCATGAAGCACCTTCACGTATTTCATAGTATGCTATATCGCTTTCATTGTTTGCGTTCCAGCTTATTTTCACCTTGCTTCTGTCTGTTATGACTTGTAATACTGCCAAATTAGCCGGGGTAGCAGGTATATAATTATAACTTGCTGTATTGCTTATCGCGTTTATACTTGATTGATTATTATTATTATATGCCTTAATCCAAAACGTTTTTGAGCCTTCAGAGGTTAAAGTATATAGATAACTAGTAGTTTTTGTTCTTGTGACAAGTGTTCCAGCGTTCCAGCTTGAGCCCTGCCTGATTTCATAATATGCTATATCGCTTTCATTATTAGCATTCCACTTCATATTTAATTTTGTTTTATCTTCCACGGATTGAGAAATAGTAAAACCGCTTACGTCATCAGGATTTAAGACAATAGTAACATCTGTACTATCATCATTTACTGAATAATTGCCATATATATCAACCGCTTTTATTCTGTATGTTGCTGTTTCATTCTCTTTTGTGGCTAATACTAATTTATTACCTTTAACAGTGTCTACATAACTAGAGTATAGCCATTCAGAGCCACCTTTTCTAATTTCATAACCTGCTAAATCTATATTATTAACTTCGTTCCACTCTAATGTAATTTTTGTTTTGTCGTTAGGATCCAATGATATTAACAACCCTGTAACATCGTTAGGGTAGTCATATTTAAGAGCATTACATTTCAGCTGATATGTGTACTCGAAAACCTGATCTAATGTTTGTTCTGCTCCACCGTAAACATTAAAGCTTGTTAACTTAATAGAAATAGATTTGCCTAAATCATCATAAGTAAACATATGCCTGTATATAGAGCTTACATTAAGCCTTATAAATCTATCATTCTCTGAATGAGCGCTGATAGGTGTATTAAATATGCCTCTGTGTAAGGTTGTTAAATCATATTTATTTGTATCTGTAAGTGTAGCAGTCTTATAGGCTAACACTTCCTCACCAATAGCGCACAATGTAACGTATTTATCAAAATCGCTCTGAGATACACTTTCTAACGTTCCTGAGCTTTCAGACAAATCTACTGATAGAGTATTAACCAAATCAGGATTAAAGCCAATAGGAAGGCTAGAAAGTAAATATCCTGTCTTACTTGGTGCATCTAACCGGCCTACTTTTTTATATTCATCCCCATCAATACTAATCCAAATATTACAACCACCCCACGATGAATTAATACCACTAGAAGCTATCCATAATTCAAACATATTAGCCTGTGTAAGGTTAAATGGAGGTTCATAAAACACAGGATCATTACAATACCCTGGATCAATATTATAATCAATTACTGTGGGCTCTGTAGCTTGATCGTCATATATAGCCGGTGAAGCTACACCAATTAAACATTCTTCAGCTATAATTGTTAAAGTTCCCTGTTCATCCTCTTCTATCTCTTCAACTCTCACTAACAGCCTATCAAGCCCTAATGATTCATCAGTTATAGTTATTAGATCCATACATTCTAAAAGTGCATACTTCCATCCTAGCCTGAATTGATACTTGTTTCTTACATATAATTTCTTTCTTAAAAAGAGTTCTGCTATCTTAGAAGCTAGAGAAGCCGATGTAATAGCGTGTAACTTTATAGTGTCATGCTCTCTAAGTCCTATGTCTTCTATACTTGCAGAATCTTTTAACTCTACAACTTCGATATTATAATCATTAGAGCGGTTAACATACTCTATTTTTACAGAGTTATATGATTCATTATCATTTACTCTTAAGCAAGTTAAGTTATCATCAAGAAAATCATCATTATCTAAATCATATAATGGGCTCATATCGGGTGTATATGTAACGTCATTCCCTGTTATCGTCTCATCACCATAAGGAATAAGTTTAAATTTGCCTTCTGAAAATATAGCTTGTGAGTTAGTAAGCAATAACATATCTGTAAGCAGTTCATAGGCTTCTGTTTCTTCAGTTAGAACCGGTGAAAGCAATATATTATTAGCTAAACAATAATTGCTATAATTGGTTAAGTCATCTATATAATTACTGGATAGCCCTAAACCAAAAGTGTCATTAGTTAACAGAGTAGTTAATATATCTTTCGGGTTAGCATCACCGGCTATATATAATAGCTCTGTATACGTAGAGTAGTATTTATAATGTATTTCAACGGTTTTATTAATGAAATAGTCATTTACAAAGTTATATACACCGCTTGTTTCAGTGTACCACAAAGGGAATGCAAGCTTTTTAGTGGTTTTAGTGTTAACTAAAGTAACTGAAATGTTAGAAATAAAGGTTGTATTATGACTTACTGTAAAGCTTCTATTGTTCATATCAATAGTAAAGCCCTCTGTAGTCATCTCAGGTAAGCCGGTAGATGTATTGAGATACATATAAGTAATCAGAATGCCTTTAGACGTATATAAATACTCGTTTGAAAGCTTGAAATTATACTTACCAAGTGAACAAGAATATCTATCACTACTTATTGTAAGCTCCTCTGAATCTTGTACGTATACATTGATGTTATTTTCAAATGCAGCTGCATTATTTACAGTGTATATTCTGCTTGCTTCTGTTACTGTGAAAGTTTCTACTGCTGTATGATAGTTCTTTTTAGTTTGTTGTTCAGGGCTTTTGAATTGATTTAAGCCAAAAACTTCAAAGTTATATTGTGGTAACTCTGCATTCTTGCCTAAATCAACCTCACCAGCTACATAAGCAGTATTTTTATACACTAAAGCCCTTGATGGATGCTTGCTAGTCATATATGACCACGCAGAACTTTGTGAACCAGAGAATAAACTAAAATCTAAATTTGAAAACGTAGTTACTTCCTTGTTTTTCCACGTTTTACCGATATGATTAACCACACCTTCACAAAGTGATATAGCTACCTGAACAGTATACGTATACCACTTATTAACGGTTGTAGTAGATTGAACATTCCCGCCACCTTTACCACCGCCTGTTACGGTTGTCTCTTCCTCTGTGTGTGCGTGTGCCTTAAAGTCTACATAATCAATAATATTACCTGATACACGATTGCAACCAAAAACAACGGGTAATACTTGCCCGTAATTTGATGTTTGAACTCGCAACGTGTTAATTTTGGGCTCTTCATTGCTTACCGTTCTATTTGTTTTTTTGCCACCAAACAGAAAACCCATTTTAATTAATCCTTACCAATAAGAATATATGCCAATTTCCCGTTTTTTATAACTGGATTTGTGCATTTCATCAAGTAATACCCCTTTTTTTATTACAGAATGTATAATAGTATTATCATCTACTATAATTGATCCGTGATTCACACTTAAACCCCATTGATACATAATTATATTGCCGGGTAGCCTCTCATCAGAAGGTTTAGTATGCATCTTAACAAGATTAATATATGAATCATCTTTATAATGCAAGTGCCTATTTATTGAATAGTCTTTAAGATCTATGTCAGAGATTAAACCAGCCTCTAAAAACACCTCTAGTAGAAACGTTCCACAATCACAACCTACACCTTTTATACGTCCTGCCTTATGATACGGTGTATTTAACCAGCTTTTTGCTATTTCAATTATTTTAAACCGCTCATTATTCATACTATAACACCGTTTCAGAGCGCGGGATAAATGGAAAGCCTCTAAAGTTAGTTAGATTGTTAAATCTGCCTTGACAGGTAGCTTTTGTTTTGTCGCAACCCGGCCATATATCGAAGGTATCGCCTTCAGCCGGTGTATATGGAAGATATTTTATAAGCAATACATTACCAGCTGCATACTTTTTTACTGTTCTTTTTATGTTGATGTTTTGCCCTGACGTGAACAGGATAACACCTTGATTAAAATAGTTATTAGCAGCCAATAAACCAGCGTGAACGAAAACTTTTGTACATTCCGGGCCTGCTATACCCGATACTTTATAAGTGCTCTTCTGAACGCTGCAAGCGGTATCAAATAGCGTATTGCTACAAGCCGCTTGATAAAGGTTTCTTGGTAATTTTGTATTTAAAATGTCAGTGATAGAAGTTATTTGAAGTTCTGCTTTTGTGTTCGTGATTGAATTTATGCTTAAAGAGCCATAAAACAAGTTTATAGCACCAATTACACTATAATCTGTATTTAAATATGCTTTATATATCTGCACTTTAGCACCATCAAACAAGCCATAATGTAAAGCCTGATTGAATGTAAAGCCATTAATAACAATGCTTGAATCTGAATATATAATAAAATCAAGTGAATCAACACTAAAACCTGTATTCTGCTTGATTTTATCTCGTTCTAAGTTAG